AATACTTACCTGAAGAATTTAACCAATTGGAACTATTAGATGAATTATGTAATGATGACCTCGACCACTACATGTCTATAACTTCCCGTGGTGATGGTAAGTCATTTAACTATATTTCAGCTGTTGGTTATCTTTGTTACCATTTGAATATGGGCTGTACTTTGTTAGTCCGTCACTTCACTTTACAAGACAAAATGAGGGAACTTGTGGAAGACATTCTACAAACTATAGGCTGGTGTAACTTTTCAACAGATTATCACTATCGCTCTACTTCTGATTATTTAATTATTTCAATTGGGGATAGAGATGTGTTCCTAATTACCGATATCAACAACGCTAGTGACCTTAAACAGTCTTCTGCTGTTCTTAAAAACTTTCCCATTATTTTGTATGATGAATTCTTGACCCTACCTGATGATTATTGTAAAAATGAATACGAAAAAATAAGAACTATCTACAAATCAATTGACCGTATTAAGAACAGACCTTACATAAAAACACCTAAAATGATTTATCTTGCTAACCCTGTAAACTTTGATAGCCCGCTACTCCCATCGCTTAAAATTTATAATAAATTACAAACGCAAGAAATAAACACCATCAAACAATATGATAACGTTTTACTTGAATTAAGACGGAACGATTCACGTAACGATGGTAAAAACTTACGTGCCTTTCCTGATTCTGATGATGCTGACGTTACAGGTGAATTTCAATTTTCAAATCATAAGCTTGTATCTGAAGAAACTTATTTCAATATCTACAATCATTCTAAATCTGTAAAAATAAAATTAGATGATAAATTAATGTTGCATGTTGTTTCTAAAAATGATAAAATAGTATTATCAGTAGAGAGGACGGACAATACTGAACAATACTGTATTAATTTGGCAGATGAAACAGAAAAAAGTAAATATTTAAACGACAAATACTATAAACAAAATTTCATTAAGAAACATGAAAAAGGTATGTTTTTATATAAGGACAGCTTTTCAAAATCATATATTGAACGTGATACAATGCTTATGCAAATAAATTTATTCAAACTTATCCCATCAGCCAAACAGGTAACTACTGAAGAAACCTATATCAAAATCAAAGAAAACAATTTCTTAAAATCATTAGCCAAAAAATATGAATAATAAAGGAGTCTCTTATCATGCAAAATCAAAATGAACTACTTGACTTTTTAAAAAAATTTAAAGGAAAGAAAGTCTCATTATATGCTGATATAGAGACTTTTACATGTAATAAAATAGAGGGTATCGAACACCCAACTAAATATCACTCGTTCACTTATTCACTTGCGATTGCTTATTTCAATGATAGCGACTTTCCAAAAGTAGCCGTGTTTAATAATTTTTACGACTTCTTTGAAAAAGTTAAAGAACGAAAAATAAGAAAATCGTTATCTTTTGACCTTGTTTTTCATAACGGTGAAAAATTTGATAATCATTTCTTTATTGAAGAGATGCAATCCTATTATAATTTACCAGTCTACACGGAACACAACAAAAGCGCAAATAACATAGCCAATAAAGCTACTCGAAAAATGTCAACAATTGATAGCGAAGAAAAAAAACACGGATTAGTATTGGAAAGCCGTATTAAATCATCAAATAACGTAGCAGTCAAAGCCTATGTCCATGGTAGACGTGTTGAATTTATCGATTCATTTAAGAAAATGAACACTTCTATTGCTGTTTTAGGTAAAATGCTACTTAATAACAATTTGATAAGTGAAGAATATTTGAAGACTGATTTTGATTATGATTGTTTTGATAAAGATGAAGATATAGATAGAGAAACTGTTAAATCATACATCAAAAAATGCTTTGAAAGCTTAAACGATAAACAAATGATATATATTCGTAATGACGTTATTATTTTGGCGTTAGGTGTTAAACATTATAAAACCTTATTTTATGGTTTTGACTTTTCAAAAATGACTTTCACCCAAAATATCAAGGAAGAGTATTCAAAATATAACAAGCTTGCTGAATTTCAGTTATTAAAAACAGATGGTCGCTTTTCTCATTTAAAATTAAATGACTACCAAATTTGTGGTATGTCAGGATTTGACTATTTCCGCTCATTTTATAAAGGTGGGTTAAACCTATACAATGATGACTATATAGGTAAAATCATTAATAAGAACGGTTTTTCAATTGACCTAAATAGCTCTTATCCTACAGTAATGTATAAAGAAAAATTACCAACTTACTTAATAGCCATGAATGAAAAAAAATCAATTGCAAACTACGATTATAACAATGATGACATCATGTCATTTTTCACGATGACCATTGAAAATGCAAATAAGTATATACTTTCTAAAATAGAAAGTAAAGTATTAAGGAACGCTATTGTAAAATATTACAATTCTAAAAATGGTTTAGTATATTATAATACTGTACTATTGAGACTACTCTCTAAAATCACAAAACAAGACTTTACTTCCCTACCAGTTGAAAGCTCTGCCACATTTCAATGTGAGTACTTTGGCGCTCGTGATGTGATAGCACGTAATTATTTTATTAAAACGCAAGGAAAGATGAAAAATAAGCTAGCATGTGAGATTGACACCATCGACCCATTAAACATTGAAATGACAAATGAACCGAAACCATCTAAATATAATTTTTCTGATGAAATGGTACAGGGGTCAAAAGTATTGTTAAATGGTATTTATGGAGTTCCCGCCTTACGTATTCATTTTGACATTTTTAAACGTGTGGGAAACGACTTTGAAAATGTAAAAAATGGTTTTACCAATAAAGAAAGAAATATCGTTTTTTCTGCTGGTGTTACGGCTTTTGCTTTTCATAATCTATTATCACCTCTTCAATATTTATCACCAAAAGAAACTGATAACTATTTTTGGTATGCTGACACTGATAGTCTTTATATGGATAAACGTGCCCTTGATAAGTTTCCTAAATCAATGTTCCATAAAATGAACTTAGGAGGTTGGGATATTGAACACGAAAATATAACAAATTTTTATGCGTTTAATCATAAAAAATATTGTTTATATGATAACGGTATTGTTGTCCGTTGCGGGGGTGTTTCAAAATCACTTATTAAAGAATGGATAAAACATTCACATGATGACTTTGAATTTTTTGTGAAGTGTTACTTTTCAGACGGTACGGTTGTCCCGTCAACACGTTCCATTAGGAACGAATATAACACCATTTCTATTTATAATTCTACTGCTAAATTAGACAAAGGCTTTTCATACTTTGATAGCTATATTTTGCAAAATGAAAAAGAACTTGAAAAGATAAAATCACAAATACGTGATGAAATAGCAAACCAAAATTCAAATGAACTCCTATATATCGAAACACCATACGGGGCTATAGGCTCTAACGAAGTTATCCCTAATCAGGAAGTTCCTGAAAATAATAACATTCGTGAATTAATCGAAGAATACAACGATTTTAAAAGACATAATCAAAAGGACTTATTCTAAAATAAGCCCTTTTTTTCATATAATAAATTTGTTGTAAAGTCACACCATTCCAAATTATACCAAGCGTTATTAGTTTTGTCATGGTCAATGTGATGAACAGTATTATAATGATTTGGGTTTGGGATAAACGTTTCAGCCACTAGTCTATAAATGTATACCGTTTTACACAAACCATTTTGACATAGGTTGACCCTCTCACGTCCTCCTTTATCGTGTCTTGTTTTAAGAATTTTACCCGTTTTCTTACTTTTAACAAGTCCTCCGTTTTGAATTAAATAATTAGTAAAAAATGGGTGCTCTTTCCATTCAATAGATACACTTTTCAAAACGTGCGACATCTTTTTCACTGATATTTAATTCTGGTAAACCTAGCTTGTCTTTCAAAGAAATAACTGTTTTAATGTCAGCAATATCCAAACGTTTACCATTCAAACAGGCACGATATCCATAATTAGTATCAAAATAAAGACAATCATAAGGATATGATTTATCTGTCACGTTAAAATTGATTTCACTCATTTTTATTTTTCTCCTTTATCATTTTTAAAATTTCAGGGTCAACGGATTTTGCTGGTTCATTTGCATTTACTGTTTCAATTTGCGTATCATCCAACATGTTTTTAATTTTGTCAGGGATAGGGATAAATACGCTAGTGTTTTCAAGAATGGAAACAATTTCCATGATTAAATAATAACCAACAATGTAAGTTGTCAAATCGGTTCCAAGATAAGAACTTAAAATAATTGAAACAACGACAACACACCAAATAGAAAATTTTGCCAGTGCGCCATGTTTCATTTTTTTACTAGAAATGTCTTTAAGGTCGTAAGCTTTAATAAAACCTGTAACAATATCTAAGATGTTACACGCAAGCAAATATTGCATTAACATTGTCATAAGTATATACCTCCTTTCTTATAATATTATACCATAAAATAACAAAATATAAAAGACTAGCTAAAAGCTAGCCCTTTTATTTTAATAAATCCTTAATAAACGGATACCATTTTTCCCCACCTGCATACCTTGTTGGGAGTGAGTCAGGAACATTGGCACGTTCCCAAAATTTATATACGTTATCAACACCCTCTCTAACACTTTCAGAATTGACTAAGCATTTCTTAAGTGTTTCGGTTGTTGCTCCCTCTTTGAAAGCGTATTCCATTTGTGTTTGAAGTGAGTACCAACCTTTACCGTTTTCTTTTCCATATTTTGCAAGCCCTTCACCTCGTGGTCCAGTCCATTGCCCCAGACCTAATCCACAATAATGGCGACCGTCACTACCTTTATAAGCCTCCTCGTTAAGCGGGATTGAGTACAATCCCAAGAAAGATGACCATGAACCAAATATTGTTTCTACAGTAGGGTCGTTCCTCCAGTCTTCACCCTCATCAACCCAATAGGTTTTGGCTTCAAAAGTAAATGGATTGATATTTGACTCCCCTACAAAATTCCCTACTAATCCAGCAATTCCAAAGGCATTAGCATTAGGGCAATTTGCTCGGCACACCTCTGTAATGTACTTAACTTTATCTTCATCGCTCATATTTGATTCATCTGTTGGGGCATCAGGTTGTTTAGTTGGTGCTCCCTGAGGCACATTAGTACCATCTGAACCTTGAGATGATTTTAGCAAACTTTCTAAAGATTTTTTAAGTTCCTTTTGAATTTCATCAAGTGCCTCATCTGATAAACGTACTCGCCATAAATTCATGTTTTTTGTTAACTTCACAACCTTATTAAACATGTATTTATCTGATGCTGTGTAAACGTTTTGATTAAAAAGGTCTTTGATTTTATTTATCAATTCGTTCAACGTTTTAGTTAAATCTATTTTAATATCTGTTGATGGTTTTGCTGAACCTGGTTGAGGTGATGATTCTGTTGACCCTGACGGTGTATTACTACCCCACCCCGTATCATCAGAAACAACAGCACCAAGAAAACCTGCATATCCTTGACTACACAATTTACCCATATTGGCATAATGGGCGGGGACTGTTTCTCTATTTCCATCTTGCTGAATGGTGTCATAATCTTCACCCCAATTTCCTGCTTTAATTGAAATATGTCCAGCCCAAGCGTATCCACCAGTTGTTTCCCAACAACAAATTGCACCATTAGGAAGAGAGTTGTAAATTCTAGCTGCCTCAGCATCGTCTCTAGGGTTACCAGCAACAGTGTGCCACCCTGGCGTTGACAATGCTCCGCTAGCATAATCAATATAAAAGTTTTTGGCTGCGTTACCACGAACAAAGGTAGTCAATCCAGCGCCTAAATCACGATTAAGACCGTTAATTAAAGCGATACATTGATAACCAAAACCATCATTATTCCCCATATTTGAGTCAGCCCATGTTTTAGCCAAGTCATAAAAATCTTTGCATGTTGCCATTATGTATATACCTTTTCCTTTCTATGCTATTACATTATTATCTGACATGTCACTTCTATTTGATAAGTCATTATAATTGTGCCATAATCTAACACCACCCTCGAAGAGTGTCTTAAGCTGGTCAAATAGTTCACGGTCAACGTCACTAATCCAGTAATTCCCTTTGAATTGTACCCAATTGGCTTTTGACATTGAATTGATGTTATAAATTTGATTGTCATGCGACATGGCCTCATGACCAAAAGCACCATAATATCTGCGTAAACTATTTAATTCTTCATAATTAATTGTTGAAACTTTTAACCAAATACCATAATCACCTGTTCGGTTAAGAACACTGTTAGTATAGCTACCCTCAGAAACTGTTGGGGGTGATATTTTCCATTGATTCATTTGTGCTTTCTGGTTTCTGTAATATTCATATTCATCAGCAAACAAGCCCGCTCCTTTAGCTGGGGCACTAGCCAGTCCGCCAGCAAAGACATTTGAATAAACAGATACAGCGTTAAAAAGTCTATCTTTAACCGAATTGTTAGGATTAGTAATTTCTTGAATGCGCCCTGAAATGGTTTTAGAATTTTCAAGTTGACGTGAGTAAGCAGTGTTTGCCTTGTTAAGAGTGTAGTTATTAATCATAACAGGAACATTATCAAATGTATTAATGGTCATTTGATTATCTCTATAAAAACCATGGTTAGATTCGTTAGTTTCACGTTGTCCGTATTCCAAAGAATAAATGTCAATTTCATTGAAAGCACCTAAAACAGATGATGCGTAAATCGTATTACTATCTTTAATTTTACCAGTTTCAAAATTCAATTGATTGCCACGATAATCAGTGAGATAAATGTTTATAACTTGGTCTCTCACTAAATAATCTTCAAAATCTTTTAACCCTAGCACCTCTTTGATTTTTGATTTTGTTAAATTAAAAGGCATTGTTAAGATATTTGAAGTGTTTCCACCATCTAACACATATAATTTTGTTCCTTTACAATCTTGTTTGTTTAATTCTGATAAATTGAAAAACATTGATGGTACTTTAACAATGGTTTTAAAATTTTGTGTTATCCATGGGTATGCTGACAACGTCACTAGCAAACTGTCTAGGTCGTTACTTGAAACAAGATAAAGACTAACGGCTGAAGTGATTCCATCATATGTGCCTCCTGTTGCCGTATTCATTTTTGGTTTATCTTCGGTACCGAATTCCCCGTCCAATTCAACAGCACTTTGAATGATATACATGAAGTCATTAAATTGTACCCCGTCTTTGTTGTTATTTGTAAATGGTGCTGGGTTGATAAACATCATTGTTGACGTTGGTAAAACATCGTTACACGTCCTTAAATATTCTTCACGTCCTTTAAGTCGTTGCATTGGTAAATGTTGGCGAATAACCTCCACGTTTTGTAGGTTTTCCAATACATTACCTTGTGTATATGTCATAACAACATCGATAACCAAATCCAATTGGGTTGTTTTATCGTTCATGTAAGTTGTTTTAACTATAAAAGCATAATATACTTTATTGTCCCAACCATCAATAAAACGGCAATAATTAAAACCTTGTAATTTTTCCATTTCCATAGGGACGTTAACAGTACCTCTGTCATACCTATAATTAAAACGGTTAGGAAATTCAATAGTGTTGTTACCTGTGAAATGTGTATCAAACCATTTGTCACGTTCACTATTTGAGTTAAAATGCAAAGTATTTTGCATGTCAGTGAACATGGTATTTTTGAATAATTTGAATGTTGATAATTTCATATGTTCTCCTTTCATACTTATATTATACCATAAAAAGCCCCTAATTAAAGGGGCTGTTATTAATCTAGAATATCCGAGAATGTGATAACATAGTTTTGGTTTGTGTTACTTGTTGTTGTTACTGTCAAGTTTGACCCGCTTAAAGTGAACACACAACCCGAAATGCGAACAGTGTTGTTTGAGCCGTAAGTATTAATGATTTTAGTGAAGTATGTTTTATCAATATCGTTTAAAGTGAAAACTGCTGAAGGTGCGTTTTGATTAATTTTAACAATGAAGTTATATTCTTCTAAAGCTGTATTCATATTGGTATTATTTGAAACACTTTTAACATGTGTTCTCAACAAACCATTTCCAACATGTGTATAAGTTTGCTTATTGTAACATAACTGTCTAAGCTGGTTATTTGGTAACACCCCGATGGATGCATTTGAAGTTAGAGTGTCTTGTTTTTGTGCTAGCAAAGCATCAATAACGGACTTATCACCAACTTGTTCACGCCAATCTGTCCAAACACTTCCGTTTCTTGTTCGAACATATTTAATATTATTACTAAACTTCCTAACAGCTTCCTGATATGTTACTGTACTTTCTGTAAAAGATTTTACAAAAAACCATGTGTTGTCTTGAGGTGAGTTTTTAAAGAAATTACAAACAACATATCCATTTGTAAACGTATTTAAGTCAAACCCGTCACTCACTAGAGTATATTCAATACCTAACTTAGTTGTGTTACCCGTTGTATTCTTACGAATTCCATAATCAGTTAGTAGATTGTTATGCTCCAAAACCTTTTGAGGGTTTGTGTCTACCTTTGTTGTTTCACTTGTCCCGTTTCCACCTTTTTGAATTGAAACGGTTCCCCGTGTGCTTTCAATAGATTGTTCTTTTTGAGCATCATGTTTAGGGTGAATAGTTGCTGTGTTAGTTGTGTCATCTTTAGTAACGGTAATTAGGTCACTGTTATCTGAGATAACAGATTTTAAACTATCCGTTAATTTATAATAACTTTCATTTTTACCTTTTTTAGTGTGGATATATGTGTCTTGACCATCAGAAAGAATGTCGTTAACATTTGTTAATGTCTTGTCATAACTTTCAATATCTTCAACACCAGTAACACCACGTACAAATTTTTTTGCCATAATATTTTATTCCTTTCCATTTTAATTATATCATAATTATAAGAAAATTAAAACATTCCCTCTTGTTTCCAGACTTTTGATTGTCTTCGCCTTGTTTGTCCTGTGTTATCACGTCCGATATACGCAATTCGTTCGTGACCAACATCATTCCAATTATTACTATTTCTAATCCATGTAGATTGTTTCAAGAATTGAACGGCTTGCCATTGGTTAGATTTTCTAAGCCCATTCGGTTGATACATTGGGATAATGTTTGTGACTGTACCACCAACATAAACATCACACTGGTCAGAAACAACCGCTTTTGCCAACCAACCAAAAGCCTTAATTTCTGGGATAGTAATAGACCCGTTTGGTGGAACAGTGTAACGTTTTCTTGGTTGTGTGGCAACGGTTATCCACCCACTATCAAACATGGCTCCAATATCACTGTTTTGATTCCAAGCAACCGAACCGTCACCTTTGTAAAGTGTTTTGTCAAAATTATATCCCTGAACTGTTGTGCTCATAGTTGTGCTTGCTCGTACTGACTGAATGCCACCATAGTCAAATGATACTGATAAATCATCATTTACTTTTACATTAGCTAGGTCTAATCGTGCTTCAATCCTGTATTTTGATACTAGTCTTCCTGCTGGGTAGTAGTTATTATATTCTATATAAATAGAGTCATTTTCCGAATGTGTGTTATCTAAGTTAGCACCTTGAATGATAACGGGTCTCATATTAAAAGAAATTTCAGCCATATTTTACCCCCTTGCGCCAATTGTTGCATCATTTTCATTTGAACCGCTTGTTGTTCTGATAAATGTGTTTCCGTCAGTTGTTCCTGTAAACAGGTTAATATTACCGCTTGCGATATGACGATTTGCAGACATAGCACCTGTGAGGACATTATCACCTGAAGTCCATGCGCCTGAACCTTTCAAGTCCGTTAGTACTTTTGTAAGAGCTGATTCAAGAACAGTGATGCGATTTGATAAAGCCGTATCAGCATTTTGACGTGCGTTAGTCTCGTTATCAATGCGAACTCCTAGGGCATTATCAGCATTTTGTCGTGCTGATGTTTCGTTATCAATTCGTACACCTAGAGCAGTATCAGCATTTTGTCGTGCGTTAGTCTCGTTATCAATGCGAACCCCTAGAGCTTTATCAGCATCAATACGTGCGTTTTTTTCAGCTGTGATTTTTCGGTCAAGTTCTTCATCAGCTGCGATGCGGTCAAGAATTTCTTGATTGATTTTAGCCAATAACTTTTCTAGAAATGGTAGATAATTAGGGGAATACAATCCAGATGGGAGACATTCAAGAGCGTTTTCAATATTATAAGATTTTCCATCAAAATTAATTGCTTTTTGATATGTTGATAAAATAACTTCGGCTTTCAAAATAATTTCATCGTGCCAAGTGTGGCAAGAATTACCCTCGTCAATCCAATCATTGATTTTTGTTAGGTCAATGCAATTTGTATCCTCTACCTGAACATTACGACGAGCAACACGGTTCAGCAATTCAACAATTGACTTGATAAGATGATTAAAGTTTGCAAGATAGTCATAATATGATGGGGCGTTAGTGTTATAGTCACGGCGGTCATCGTACCATGGTTGCCAATGTCCCTCCAAAGAAAAAGGGTAGTGAGGGGCATTGTATGGTTTGTTTTCTTCAAAATCGATTTTATTAATGTTTTCCATTATGTATTTCCTTTCTATATATCAATGAATTTGAGAGAATAACATACGGTCTAAATCGTTAAATAAGTCATTATGAAACGTATATAGTTCTCTCATGCGACCAACTTCAAAAGTTTCTTGTTTGCTAAAATCGATACTATCAACGTCTGATGTGTTGTTAGCCCTTGACTTTGAATGTGCTGTGGTGTCAGCATAGTCATAGGTTTCTTTATCAAGAGATAAGTCAGTATTATCTTGTGGCAATGTTACTGCGAGATTATTATCTCGTGTAATAGTAGAGCCTGTAGAAGTAGTAGCAGAATTTCCAAAAGTATATACTTTATTATTAATATATTTCTTACCATTAATATAATAATCTTCGATGACGTCTTTAATACCACGAATAAAGCTAGCTAAGCGCCAGTTAAATGTTTCGTAGGTTTGAAATTTAATAGTGCGAGTTAAGAATTTAGCCAGAAATTCAGTTTCAAATTCTTCACGTACTTTATCATCGAGAAATTCCAAACCATAAAAAATAGTGTTACGGCAAACAGATTTTACTTCCTCATCGTACTGAAGTACTTTATGGGTGAATTGAAGTTCAGGATTGTAATAAACAATTTGATTACCTCTCAAAAAATCGCTGTAAACATTGTTATATGTTGTATAGATAATATCATATAATCGTGTAGTAGTCTTCATTAAATACCTCCGTCCAAAATCTGAATTTTTTCAAGGCTTGATAGTTCGCTTGCGATTTCATCTCTAAAGCTTGCTTTTAATTTTGTCTTGAATTTATCATTATAATGCTTTAATTTTTCGTTTCTTGCTTGTAAGTAAATACCAGCGTTTGCCTTTTGATAAGCTTTATTACTTTCTGCCTCAGATTTTGATACACCACTCTCCTTATCAACAGCGAGAGAAGTTAGACCCAAAATGTTATTAAGCTCAGCAATGTTGTTTTGGTATTCACGTTTTAGTTCAGGTAGAGCACTAATTAAACCTTGCCCCTCGTTAATGCTCAAAATACTTTCATCTGGGTCAAAGAATTTTGTTGTTTTAATGAATGGTGCGCCATTGTATAAATCTTGTGTAATTTGCTCAACGTCTTCGTCATCTGCCTCACCACGAATGACTGTAGATATTTTAGCTTGCATATAAATGCTAAAACGTGACATAGCAATTTCAGCGATTCGTTCAGAATAAGTTTCGATAATATTGAAGTCGTTTGTTAGCTGAATAGGTTTGTTCCATAAAACGACAAAGTTACCCGTTTCATACCCATCATGATAAGTAATTTCTTTGTAAAATTTTTCTTTGATTTTATTAGATATAAAGAAATTAATATCTTTACCTGTTAACGGTCTAGTCCCATAAGTTTGGATATTTGAAAGTGTGTTAGACTGGTTCACTGTTCCTAAAATCATTGTACCTGTGTTAGTTTTTCCGATAGCCACACCATAACCCTGTCTAAGCCATACTTCCAACTGAATAGGGTCAATTAAAACATTATCAT